AGGAACAAACTTCTCTTGAAGTTTCTCGATTGTTTGGGTGTTGATTACCAAGTTGATGGGAAAAATTCCAGTAAGGTCAGTCTTAAACTGAATGATCTCTTCTTCGGAAAAATCTCCTTCAGGCTTGTAGGTTTCCATATTCGCTGTGAGCTTCTTGAGGGTCTTAGGTCGGTCCACTACGCACGCAGACCAAAAGTGCTTGCGGCCGGTGAAACGATCATCCATGAGATCATCTAACGCTCCTCCTCGACACAAAGCATCCAAAGCCTTTTTGTTAAACTTGCTATAGGAAACCCCCTCTCGAAAGAGTAAGTCTTCTGCATTGGTGAAGGGACGGTTGTCGAGAATCTGCTCAATGGCACTCATCCCTAAGCCCTTAATCGATGTCAAGGGCTGAATAAGCGTCTGACCATCGTCACTAATTTCCCAGACTGTGCCGGACTTATTGATATGCAACGGAGCAATGTTAAATCCATATCGCTTAGCGATGTTGATGGCTTTTTCTTTTCTGCTCTCTGGCTCTTTGTCCAAAAAGGCTGCCATCCACTCAGAAGGATAATAATTCCACAGCCACGCACATTGATAAGAGATAATGCTATATGATACTGCATGCGACTTATTAAAGCCGTAACCAGAAAAATATTCAAACTTATCCCAAAGGGCAATAGCTTCATCACGGCTGATGCCGTTAGACGCGCACCCATCTACAAACTTGATACGTAGCTTGGTTTTAATGCCAGCTTTCCCCGTACCTTTCTTGGTGAGAACCTTGCGCAACATATTGCCTTCATCCAGTGTCAAGCCTCCTAAGCGGTGAGCCAACAATGCAATCTGTTCCTGGAAGATAAGGAAACCGAACGTTTCTTCGGTAATCTCCTGTGCCTCTTCGGATAGATAGGAAACATGTTGAGGGTGGTTCTTGGCTTCTACATAATCTGCATCCACACCCGCAGACAGCGGACCAGGACGGAAGATAGAGGTTACAGCCGAAATATCAATAATACTAGTGGGCTTTGCTCTAGTACAAAAACCTTGGGCGCCTTGTTCCGTAAACTGAAATACGCCGGCCCACTTTCCTTGATGAAAAATGTTTTCGTAGACTGCCTGATCATCAAAGTCAATCACATCGGGATGGATAGTCTTATTATAATAGTCTAAAACATCATCGAACGTTGGCTCTTCAACTCCATGATGCCGACGCAAGATATGCTCAATACACCCTTCCATCATCTTTAAGGTCGAAAGCCCAAGTAGATCAAACTTAATGAACCCCATCGGCTCTAAGTGGCGAACGTTCTGTCCTTCACTCCATGGAGACTGACGCACGCCGCCTGAATTAATCAAAGGCATATTCTTGTCCAAGTCTTCTGCGATAACTACTCCTCCAGCGTGACGCGAACAAGAGCGTACCTGTCCTACGAGTCCTTCAACGTGAGCCTTTACTGCGGGGTATTTAGCCAAATAAGCCTGCAGCGATGTTGAATATTCCATAACTTCTTCCCATGTGGGTGCATAGACGCCGGCCTTAATGCCGTGCTTCTTTTTAGCCTCCGGTGTTGCTTCGCGAATCATAATGCCTGTTACTGTATTGGCTTCCGTAAAGGGAATACCATAAAGCTTGGAGATGTCCTTGATCAGTGATCTCAACTGCAACGTATTCCAGTTGGAAATTGGGGCGACACAATCTTCTCCCCACATCTGGACTAGTCGTTCTTTCAATTCCATGCTATCCGATACATCGTAATCGATATCTGGATAGTCTGTAGCGTCAGAGCGCAAAAAGCGAGAGAACAGCAATCCATACTTAATAGGATCTACTTGCGTAATTCCCAAAGTATATGCGACCAAGGATCCCGCTGCGGAGCCGCGGCCCGGGCCCGCTAACATCTGTTTGGTAGCTTCATCAGCAATCGCTTTCATGGTTAAGAAGTACTTAGAAAAGCCGCGATCATCAATAACGTCTAGTTCTTGTCTTAGTCGCGCAAGATACTCTTTGTTAGTGTTGAGTCCTTTTTCACGTAACCCTTCGAGCGCATAGTTTACCAATGCTTGGGTAGCGGTGGTACCGGCTGGGACCACAAAGTCTGGGAGACGGACGGTTGTATCTGGGAAGAAACTTTCAATGCGCTCATGGGCGATGTGATATGTCTCAGTGATGCTCTTCATTACCAAGTCATCATCATACTCAAAGCCTTGGCTCTTGGAATAGCTTTCATAACTCTCCCACATTTGCTCGCCATTCTTGGGATACAATTCATATCCAATTTCCTCTACGCCGGCGGGTAATTCGCCACCCTCACCCCAAGATGGAGTTCCTTTTCCGAGCCAGCCTAGGCGCTTATATAGCTCTCTATCCTTCCATGCGGTAGGGTTCGGGTAGTGGCTGTCGGCTGTGGAAATCAGCTTCACATTAAACTCTTTGGAAATCTGAATGATGAGCTGGTTAAGTTCGTGTTGCTCTTTAATATTGTTCCACTGTAGCTCACCATACCAGCGATCTCCAAATACCGCTTGCATACGGCGCGTAGTATCGCGCATGGCATCGAGGGCTGCATCACGGTCAACACCGGTGCGGTTGCCCTCGTCATCATAAATTCCATTCTCCCAATAGTTTCCGGCATAGACGCCACCGAGACATGCTGACGCAGCGATGACTCCTTCGCCATACTTCTCAAGCAGCGCGTAATCCATGCGAGGATACCGATAAAAGTTCTCGCTCTTGTAGCTCTCCGAAACCAATTTGAAAAGGTTATTAAGCCCTGTTTGGTTTTGGGCTAACAAAATCAAGTGACGACGACGACGCAAGAGTCCTTGGATCTTCTTGCTGTCGGTTTCATCTTCGACTGTTGCGCCCGACGCGGCGGCCGCTTTGGCGCCTCTGGCTCGTTTTTTATCGGCCATAACCACGTTATATTCTTCGCGCCATTCTTCAATGGAGGGAATAAAATATGCCTCAACACCGAAAATCGGTTTAAAGTCTTTCCCCTCTGCCTGCATCTTCTTGGCATGCAGAACCTGTCCCGCTAGTCCATTCATGTTTCCATGGTCGGTGAGCGCTAGCGCATCACTCCCGTTCTCATAAGCAAAGTCCATATGCGCATCCGGATACCCGATTGCATCAAAAATAGACCCTGCCACACTGTGGGCATGCAGCCCTACGAATTTAATCGTCATCTATAACTCCCTCTCTATATGGTAATTTAACATCTAATCGTGCCTTTGTCAAGCTATTTGATGGCTTTTTTATATAATTTTCCGATCCTAAGAAACGTTGATATTCTTCCCAACTTGTAAGATCGTAAAACCACTCAATTTCTTCTTTATGGGCGCCTTCTTCGCCTACTTTGTCAAAAATGGTATCAAAGTCAAAATGGCGCGCACTCCAGCGTTCCGATAAAGGCAATTTTTCCGAAGGAAGCTCACCGGGTGGAGGATTGATAAATTCTTTGGTGGTGGTTCGATTCACAAATCGACGACACTCAATATAGTCTTCATTTAGCATGGTGAAAGAAAGTGGAAGATTATCCTTTACTGTTTTGCCTTCATAGCTCAAAAACCAATTTTTCGAAATCTCAGAAATTTGCCGGCGATATTTTCGCAGATTATAGATATTGTGGATCGACATTGGAAATGAGATATAGTATTTATCCGGAATTACCCAGTGGGAGATAATATTAGCCACTCTCCAGGCTGAATAGACCCCATGCAAAACAGACCACCCGTAGGAGTCGCGACGGTCGCGATCTTTGGGGTGGATAGGTACATAGTAAATAGGGATAGCTTTTTGGCGGGCCGCGGGAAAAGGATCATATTGACGATGGTAATACGCGGGGTCATGCACCCACTCTCCGACTACCTTTCGCACCACTGGGGCTAGGTCGTCATTAGCTACAATCCAAATGGTTTGGCAGCCCACGATAGCGCACTCAAAGACTGCCTTTTGGATGGCCGTAAAGCCTGCGTCAAGAGGCAGCAAACACTCTGGTGTTTGGAGGTTATAATCAGTCTTGAGATTGGCTAGCGGTATGACGCCGGCCAAGTGGGTGTGAATACCATTCATATGTGTTCTAAAATCTTTTGATACTGTTGGCTGCTTTCTGCGAGAGTTTTAAGAAGATCTGCTTGGCTCTCCGTGGCCACCTCCACCTTCTCGGCGGGTGAGAGTGAACCAGATGGTTGCGGGTGTCTCTCGCGACCAATGATAGTCGTTCTAAATTTGTAGTACTTCGGTGTGCCCGTGGGTGAATAGCCATTAAACATTCCTCGCATGCCGCGCTCTTCCATCTCGTGAATCATCTTAAACCGAGCCATGGTCTGTGAGTAATCAAACTCGTCCATGGTGGAGTCGGTTAAGTGAGAAACTATACAAGCATCCTTGACATGAGTATTGCCATCAATGCGATCTGAAGGGTAAAACCAGATTTGCTTGACAAAATCATCTGAGGTTTCGATGAGATCGATTTCATGCTTGCCGCCACGATTAAACGCTATCCAATCATAACATATATAAGACGTCTCTGCAACCTTTTTTTCTACTAGTCCCGTACAATTATCATCCCCAAAATAATAAGCTTTATCGAATTGAATCTCGGCTATCTTGGCATACTCATTAGAACATATCAATGTCTTTCCATTATATCTTAAGCTGTCACACAGAAGACTCAAGGGTGCTTGACCAGTGAGAGACAGAACAAACAAGAGCCGGTCCCAGAGTTCTTTCTCGGGGGGCCCTACCTTAATGTTTCCGCTATGTGTATGCAGCAATCGAGCTTCATTAGAAAGTCCTATACATTCTAGTTGTGTGTCTATGGGCAAGTAATCAAAACGAAAAGGCCGGCGAGGATGACTAAAAAAAATAGGCAACTTGTTATTAAACGCATACAATAGTGCGGCTAAATTACTACCAATTACAATGGCGTCATGCTTATAAATTATCGTCGCAGACTTCGCTAGCCGAATGGTATCCCGACTCTTCTTCACTCTCCACCTCTTCGAGCAGAACTTTAAGGTCTAGCCCGGCACAATCTTTTTTAGTTTTACTTACATGATAGTGGCTGATAAAGCCGGTGAAATCTCCGTACTTTACATGCTGTGCGTAGCTTCCATCGGTGTTCCCAAACTGGGTGAGCGGGGCAGCATACGGAATATCTAATCCTTTGTGGATCGCTTTCCATAATTGTTTGAGAGCCCGAATCTGTACAGGATAAAACCCTAAGAACGGTTCGAGCGCTCTGCTCTGACAGCGAACACCTTCTAAAATAGGTCTTTCTCCATGTCCGTTTCTTACATACCAATCTTGATACTTAGGATAATAAGCATTTGAAATTTCTACACCTACCGAGGCTCTGTTAGCTCGTTCGCTTCCGGCATGCCAGCAGCCCTGTTGCATATCAATCGTTTGATAGATGGTCCCATCATTATCAATCAAAAAATGCACCGAGATCCCTCTATTGTTTAAAACTTTCTGGCAGGCGTGAGAATTCAAACATACATCCCAATGATTTACAAAGTAACGAATGCTGCGGGGGGCTCGGCCGGTATAATCATAATGGGTCCCGGTGTTCGCCTTAAGTCCTCCCTGTTCGGACCACAACACTACCTTGTCCCACTCAATAGGAATGAAATTGCCATTATATACAATGTAGTTAGAGTAGGTGGGCGTATCAGGTTTAAATTCATCAATGTCGGCTTGGCGTTCGGTCCACACGCGACGAAAGGTCATCGGACCCACGAGCCCATCGGGTGTCAGTTCTCGGTCGCGTTGCCACTTCTTGACGGCTCGCACTAACTTGTCATCAAAATATTTTTCGCCAAACCATGACGGATCCCACCCTAGATTAGCGGCCGAGGATTCATTATAAAAGTTCTTATCAATTGACATATCATGGTTTTTTCTATTAATCAGTTACAATCGCTATGATATAATTATCTTGTATCATAGTTAATTGCCGATTATGGATCATAATTTCTTCTGCCATGGATTTGTCTATTACTACTTCTATGTCGGCACTCAGACTATCAGCAAAGCGAACATCGTCTGCCCAGGCATTAACCTTAGCAACCACATAGCGCTCTTCAGTAGGTTTAAAATCGGACGGTAATAGGATTGTACTCTCGTCGTTCTCGCCTCTGGCTGTTGGTAATTCAATATGGATATATCTATTAACTGGTTTACAATACACAACCATCTCCATCGCAATATTTCGTTCCATTGCCCCCGTTGGTATCCATTCGTTGGATAGGGGTAATCTTTTTATTCATTTCTTCAAACTCTTTCTTAGTAATGGGTTCATAAGGTGCTTGCTTATAACCTGTTTGCTCATATCGCAAAAAGGATACTGCTTTAAGGCGCGTTTCATACATTTCTAATGCATCTTTAAGTTGGGGTGCTTCAGCGTCCGTGAAGGTAACAGTGACAGACACAGAGTTATCGGCCCAATAGTATTGATACTGGGCTGCTATCTCTAATTGTTCCCACATGCTAACGTCTTTCTTACCTTTGATAAAATAAGGTTCGTGCACTGGAAAGTCTACCACCATGGTGTTAGGCGAGTAGCTATCTTTCTCTATATTATAACCTGCTTTTTCTAATCTCGCAAGTACTTCTGAATCTGTGGAGAACCGGACCCGGCGAATGTAATATTCGCTTTCAGGAAAATGAATGCCTGGAGTAGATCCGTTTAACAGAGAGACAGTACCGGAAGGCTTGATAGAGGTGGTGCGCACCGACTTAGGGATACACAACCAATTGGAATACTCTTCGTCTAACTCGTTGACATACTTATAGGCATCGTCACACCAGCCATACATCTGGCGGCGGCCATGCTTAGTAAATGCCTGGACCACTCCCGATTGAGAGAGTCCGATGCGTCGGTTCTTGAGCATCTTAGCATTTGTCTCGGGCCAATGTGTATTAGAGAGAGTGATAGTCTTACCGTATAGATAAGCAATCTTTAAAGTGCGCAAATAATCCTCTAGATTATCGTGCTTAGCTGGAAAAGTTTCCACTAGGCAACAAAGTTCTGCGTCTTCTAGTTGTTGTTCAACACAGGGATTAAATCCAGCTACATTAATATCGTCTAAGCGCTCTCCGTCTCTAAAGCGGCCGCGGGTGCGCGCGTTATCGAGCCAAATATATCCTGGCTCCCCATTGACTTGGCTTTGTTGTGCGTGCCATGTATAATCCATTCCCACCTTTGCATTAAAGGAATTGTTAGAGCCCCATCGATGATGGTAAAGCTTTTCTTGATCGTTCTTCATTTCTAAATATAAACGATCATCATGGGAGCCCATAGCCAACGCTGCCGACCGGCGCACATTGCCGGCCACCACGCAGCGTCCAATCAAATTTTCGGTATCTACAATATCGACGGAGCTAATAGGGTCACCAATCTTGGTGCTATACATCTCGGTAAGATTATTATGTAGCTCTTTAAGGGGCTTATAGCCACTAGAGGTTCCTCCGAATCCATGGATGGGGGCGCCCTCTGGACGGATGGCTGAGTAGTCAAATTTGGGGATGCGGTGTCCAAAGAAGAAGCCATCGAGTAACGTGTGAACTGAATTGACCCACCCTTCTCGGGAGTCATCGATAATATGGATGTCTTGAGTATACTCGGGCTCTTTAATAGTGAGAGTGCCTTCGCCTTCGGTATCAAACCCGACACCAATCCCCAACATTAAAGCGTCCATTATCCACGCAAAGAGATAGCCTCCCTTAGCAGACAGATCACGCGTAGATCTAAATGCACAATTGAATAAGCCAGCAGCAGTCTTTTCTTCTACAAACTTAGTACCCATCATCCACAGACCGCGGCCAGGAGGTGTCCACTTTAATTCAAACAAGCGATCATAAGCTTCCTTGGCAGTGCGTTGGGCCTTGTTGTCGTTCCATTCTAATCCTAAGACGAATACATGTTGCTTCTGCATGTCAAACATGCCTTCGATAACGCGACGACAAGTTTGCCACCATTCTTCCGACCCCTTTGTGCCGGGTTCAAACTCGCTTAACCGTCTAGAATATGTACGTTTATAGGTAACATATCCCAATGGTCCCCATGGAACCTCTTTGGTTTTGTAGGGTTCAATAAAAGTATCGGATAGTCTGAATCGACGGATGTTGGCGGCTGTTCTCATGGGAGTTATTTCCTTTTTAGTTTAGTATATTTGTCTCGCAACAATTGTTGTTGTTCTCTTACTCCGAGCGCTACGGGAGCGGTAACAACACCATTAGGGGTAGTGGGGGCGATGGCTTTCGGAAGAATGGAGATCTTAACATGGGACGTGTCCATAAAGATCGGGTATATCATCCCATCCGGGCCGTTTCTATTCTTGGCAATAAATATTTTACCTTGATTGTTTTGTTTGTCTTCGATAGTGCGAGAGATCGAAAAGATAAAATCAGAAACGAAACACTTGTTAAAGGCTTCGGAAATCTGCTCCATCGTAATGACTTCTGCATTAAGTCCTGACCGATTCGTCTGCGAGGCGGTCCAAATAGGACACTTAAATTCACTAGCGATAGCACGCAGTTCCTCATAAATAGACTCAAGTTCGTTTCTCTTCTCTTTCCGTACAATAACTGGCTTCAATAAATCTGCATAATCTACAATGATAAGTCCTGGCTTAATGTCTCTTTTGATTAACCGGGATAAGTGTGCTCGTAAAGTATTAGTAGTGGCCGATTTAGTAGGATACTCCTTTACAATCAACGCACCATCAAGATTTTTAATCTCTTCGTAGATCTCTTCTTTAAAGTTGCGGATATCAGAGAGGGGGTAGCCGGTAATACAACTGTCATAACGTGTACCAATAATAGTATCTTGAAGTTCTAAAGTATAATGAACCACCGTTTTTCCTTCTTTGATCGCCTGGGCGCCCAGGTGTACAAGCGCCATAGATTTTCCAGCGCCTGTGGGAGCGATGACTACTCCGAGTTCACTCTTGCCTAGTCCGCCTCCTGTTATGCCGTCGATCTCTTTCCATCCGGTAGTGACAGGGGCGCGGTGTTTGATCTTGAAGCGCTCTTCAAAGTCAGCGAGATAATCATAACCAAAATTATTTTCAGATCCTAACTTAAGTGCATCATTAATAACTGTGGAGATCTCATCAAACGAACAGTTCTGGAGGAGCCCTACAGATTTCATCATTGCTTCTTTAAGATTTTGTTTACGACAAAAATCTAAGGAAGTCTCTTTAATATATTCTATATCAGTTAGTTCACGCGTATGAATACGAGCGAAATAATCGCGGACCTGATTCTGTGTTACTTCCTCTTCTTGATCCATCTCAGTGCGGAGGATTGTAATCATTGTATCCAAGGAAGGATGGGTGCTATAACGGGTTCGATAGTCAAGAATTTTATTTACAAAAACTCGTAAATATTCGAGTTCTAAAAATTGGATATCTAATACTTCTGTAATCTGATCGGCAAACGGCCGGTCTTCAAAAATAAGTTGTACTAATCCCTCTTGGAAGGACTTTCCGTACCTTCCAAAATTCACATTTTCAGTGAGCATCTATTCCCTCTCGATAGTGTATTATATATATAACAGATTGGCAGCTAAAGTCAAATCAATTTTAAAATATTTCTTTTTAATTGTCAAGACACTCTCTACTAATTTTGTTTAAGTTTTCTTTGAGAACTTCCCAATTTAATTCACCAAATCCATCATCACGCATCATGCCAATAATTTCAGTTTTATTAAATTCACATTCAAAGTTCTCAATCGATTCTTTGACGTGTGTTTTTGACTGAACAGACATTTGCGGAGCATACAGTTGCATCATCTTGTAGTTGTGTTCAATGAGGCTTCTGTTCTCGGCGATGTTGGTGAAAAATTTAAGTTTGCTTTTTGTATTCTCACAAAATTCTATTACTTCATCAATAGTATAAGGTTTGCTGTCGCTCAAAAAGTTTAATCTTTTTCCCACCGTTGCAAACCCCGCACCTTTGATCCCGGGAAGGTTGTCGGAGGTGTCCCCTACGATGGACCGCGCAAGGGCCATGTTGGTAGGGTGTACTCCGGTTTGTTCAATAATTCTTTCTCTATTTAAAATTTCGTTTTTGGTGGGGCGCCACAAGATCGTTTCATCATCACAGACTTGCATGAAGTCTCGGTCATTAGAAATAATAATCTTCTGCCAGCCATCATAGCGAGAAAGCTG